CTTTCTTAAGACTCAGCTGGAATATAAGACAATGGGGTTCCCCTCAGAAGATGAAATAAATAAAATTTAGTTATGATAAAATTATGGGATGGAAACCACCAATGAGACCAAAGTGGTTGAGGGAAATTATGAAAACCCCTGGACCTATAAGGGTTCAACTTTTACTTCTGCTGACATTGACGGGCAGTTCGGTTTTGTCTACAGGATTACTAATATCAAATCGGGTAAACAATACATCGGAAGAAAATATTTCTGGCAGAAACGAAAGCCTAGAGGTGGCAAACGAAGAGTTACGTCTGAAAGTAACTGGAAAAGCTACTACGGAAGTTCTGACGAACTTAAACAAGATATTAAACGAGATGTCAAAGGAAATTTCAGAAGAGAGATCCTCTCAGTACATTCCACCCCAGGTAGAGTCAATTATGAAGAGACTAGACAGCTCTTCACAAGAGGAGTTTTAACTGAATCTCTAGAAGACGGCACTCCTGCCTACTACAATTCAAACATACTCGGACGTTATTATAGAAAAGATTATTTTGAATCATGAGTGAAATAAAAATTGTTGATAAATTTATTCATCCTAACGAGCATGAAGAATTACAAAATATAATGAGGCAGAAGGAATTTCCTTGGACACTCGCACCTAAAACTGGTGAGATGGACATGAATGGTAAATCCACTGACCCATTAAATACCCAATTAAATCATTGGTTTTCTGATTACAAATATGCACAATTCTCTCCATTTTTTAAATATGTTTTACCTCTTGTGAATCAACAAAGAATTGTAGCTATATCTAGAATCAAAGCAAATCTACAGTTGTGTACTGAAAATCCTATAAAATCTGATTATCATGTTGATCTATCTTTGAGGTATGGAATTCAGGATATACCAGAACCACATCTTACTACCATAATTTACTATGTGAATACAAATAATGGGTATACAGAGTTTGAAACTGGTGAGAAGGTGGAGTCGGTTGCAAATCGTGCAGTAATATTTCCTAACACCCTTAGACACAGAGGTGTCTCACAAACAGATACACATTATAGAGCAGTTATAAATCTAAACTTATGTCTTAGTGCAGCTACTCCACCAGAATTTCCAGTAGGTTAAATGAATAACAATGTTAATTGCAAGATGCAAAATTTGTTCTAAAGAATTAATAAGTAGTAGTAAGGTTCAGTTCTGTGGTTGTTCAAACCAGATGAGGATTGTGGATGATCACGTAGCTGCTGTTGATTTAGAGCAGGTAGTCTTAACAAAATCTAAAGATATTGTTAAAAATCATGGAATCCTGACAGAAAATGACCTAAAATACCAAGAGGCTCGCCGCCAACGGAAAGTCCGCAAACTGTACTACGAGGAAAGATGATCAACCTAGACGAGAAATTTCACAACTACCTAGAAAATGGTAGTAAATGCTTCAGAATTGATGGAGTTAATGAACCTCTCAAAGGGTATGGTTATCATTGTGATGGTAGTGACATAAAGGGGTATTACGTGTTGACAAAAAACTATAAATTATTCTATAATCTACAGGAGAAATTCCTTTATAAAGAAGCTCTTCCTATATAATAAACCTTAATAATTGTTATGCAAATTTTTCTAGATACAGCTGATTACGGAGAGATTAAAGATCGTTATGAAACTGGTTTAATTGCTGGTATCACCACGAATCCTACACTTGTTCGTAAGTCAGGAGTTTCTTATCTTGATTTTATTACTACCCTTTCAAAAGAGTTTTCTTTTGTGAGTATCTCTGCAGAAGTTAATGGAGATACTGCTGATGAAATGGTTGAGAATGCTCAACAGTACATTCGGATTGGTGAAGAAGTTACAATCAAACTTCCTCTTACTAGAGAAGGTCTTATTGCTTGTAAGGAATTATCTAGTGAGGGTATTCAAACTAACGTTACCCTTTGCTTCTCTGTAGCTCAGGCAGCAATGGCAGCACTAGCAGGTGCTACATATATCTCACCATTTGTGGGTCGTCTTAATGATAATTCTTTCAGTGGTGTTGAACTTGTACGTGCTATCTCTGGATTGTATAATGTTCAGGGATGTGAAACTAAAATTCTAGCAGCATCTTTGCGTGATGTTCATCACGTTTCTAGATGCTTTTCTTATGGAGCGAGTGTAGCTACGCTACCTACTAAAATATTCGACAAGATGTATAATCATGTTTTGACAGACGCAGGTCTGGCAATCTTTGAAGAAGACTTTAAAAATTTAAAAGCATGATTGAAATTTATTCAAGGTCTGGTTGTCCATATTGCGAAAAAATAAAAAAAGTGATGGAGATAGAAGAACTTCCACATGTATCATATGAATTAGATCGTGACTTTACAAAAGAAGAATTCTATGCTAAATTTGGTAAAGGATCAACCTTCCCACAAGTGACTCTTGATGATATTCATCTTGGTGGATGTCAAGAGTCAATTCAACATATGCAACGTGAAAAGATTTGCTGTCAATTATGATTGAACTAACTGAGAGAGAATTTAACGAAAATAAAGACAAGTATACCACTCAGATTGAGAACGGTGAAGACTTTCTTATTAAGAAAGAAGATGGCACTAAGTATATTGCTACTGATATAACTAAATTTCAAAACCCATGTGATATATAAATGATTGATATTATATTTTCGATCCTACAGAAGGAACTCTATATGGGGTACATCTTCGGGATCATGATTTTAGGTGGATTCATCAGACAGTACCATGTACTTGATGATGTTTATTCATTAGCTAAAAGATATGTTAAAGATAATCGAGTGATGATTATCATTACTTCTATCTTTGGTGGAGTTCTACCTATACCAGGTAGAGTTGCGTTATCAGCACCATTATTAGATGCTATTGCACCTCCAGATAAACGAAAGAGAAGTGAGTTTGGTATCATAGATTATCTTTCCACCCATCATTACTACTGGTGGTCACCATTAGAGAAAACAATTGCTCTACCTATGGCAGCATTGGGTATAACCTACGGGCAGATGTTAGGTTATACGTTTATTCCACTTTGTATATGTTTAGCATATACTTGGTGGTATATCTTTACCAAGGTAGATCCTAGAAGTGTTGTCCCTGACATGAGTAATATAAGGGAGTTTGATTGGCAACGAGCATTAAGAGGATGGGCACCTTTTATTGCAACACTATGGTTCCTATTAACAGTAGGTAAAGCAGGAGCACCATTCTTTTTCCCTTGGTTCTTTGCTATGGCATGTTATTACAGTTTTCTCTGTAAGGACTGGAATTGGGGTAAATATCTTGATGGTAAGTTTGCCATTATTGCAACCATTGTTCTTGCTCTTGGTGGTATAGTCGGACTGATCAAAGGACCAGTCATGGCATATCTCAATGCAGCAACACCTGAGATGCTTATTCCTGCTTCTTTGGTAGCTATGGTTGCTGCTTATATCATGGGTTCATCTGGTAAGTATGCTGGTATGACATCTGCATTAGTTTTGATCTTTGGTCCTCAGTATCTCGTGTGGTTTCTCTGCACTGAGTATTCTGGATACCTGATCTCACCAGCACACAAGTGTCTTATGATTGGACAGCAGTATTTTGGAACACCCATTAAAAAATATTATGTTGTTCTTTCTCGACTGTGTGCTATACTAATTGGATACGCAGCAATTACTACTTTCATTTTATAAATTTACATAGAGGTTACTATGAGCGTTAGATCACATTTGGAAAAAGCAGAAGATGCTATCCGTCAGGCATTGATAAACGCTCTTGCAGAGGGCGAAGATGCATACCTGAACGAATTATTTGAAAAATATAATTCAGTTCGTGATTTGAGAAAGAAAGTCTCTAACACTATTCGTTTTTCAGATCAAACTAATCAGTTCTATGATAATTTGAATGATGATATTTCATTCAATCTTACAGATCCTGATATTAGTGGAGGAACTTATCCAACTACTAAGATTGGAAAAGATCTAGACCTTATGGATGGGTCACTTAATTTTGATAACATCAATCTTAGTACATCTGGATCAGCAGATGTTATCTCTTTTGGAGATTTTAAAGATTCCAAAGAAGACTAATATCAATGAGCAAAGTTCATAATTATTATTACTTACCCACAGCAATCGATAGTTCTGTTAGTGAAGTTATTGTCAATCAATTATCTAAACTAAAACTAGAAGAAGCTAGGATTACCGAATCTGGTAAAGAGGTGGGAGAAAGTAATAAAACTATTAGGAACTGCCTGACCCAAGGAATCCCTTCGGATCATTGGGTCTCAGGTATGCTTGCTCATTTTGTCAATTGTGCCAATACTCAATTGTTTCATTTTGATCTTCATAACTGGGCGGATTATATTCACCTATGTGTGTACAATACAAATGAATCACATTACCATTGGCACACTGACATTACTGCTTCCTCTTATGAGCAACCACCAAATCATATAAGAAAATTAAGTATCAGCATGTGTCTCTCTCCCAAAGAAGAGTATGAAGGTGGAGAGTTTGAACTATATGTTGGTAGAAAAATGTTTAGTTTTAAATTAGATTGTGGGGATGCCATCATATTTCCTTCAGATTGTATGCATAGAGTTAGACGGATTAACTCTGGTACTAGAAAAGCATTAGTTGGATGGTATGGTGGTCCTCCTTTTAGATAATTAGATAAATACTTCTAGCTTAGTGTAACTGTCTTCAGGACTGGAAGTATGTCAAAAATTCTTGCAAATGAAATTGCTAATTACGGTGATAATGCACCGATAGACCTCAAGGAAGGTCTTAATATTCCTGCTGGTAAACCTATTCAAGCAGCAGGTAGTGCAGGAACTTCTGGTCAAGTCCTTACTACAACTGGATCTTCTGTTGCTTGGATTACTCCTTTTGATGGAGATTATGGTAGTCTGACAAATAAACCTACTATCCCTGCAGCACAAATAAATTCTGATTGGAATGCTAGTAGCGGTGTTGCAGTTATTAATAACAAACCTTCTGTACCTCCTTTACCTAGTGTTACAACAGAAACTGCAGGTACTGCAGCACTAACATATAATGCAGGAAACGGACAATTTACTTTCACTCCACCAGATCTTTCTAATTATAATACTGCATATAATTGGGGAGATCATTCTCTTGCAGGATATTTAACATCACTTGGTGATGCTGCTGGAGTAACTACAGCTAAGATTACTAATTGGGATGAAGCACATGGTTGGGGTAACCATGCTAATGGAGGATATTTAACATCTTATACAGAGACACAGACACTTGATGATGTTCTTACACAAGGTGCAACAACTACCCAAAACATTACTACTACTGGTAAAATATTATATGCTAACAACTATGATAATTTAGGAGATCTTCCTGGTGCAAATACGTATCATGGTATGTTTGCTCATGTTCATGCAACTGGTAAAGGATACTTTTCACATAATGGAAACTGGATAGAGCTACTAGATGTTAGCACTTCTATAGGAGATCTTGATGGTGTAGATCTTACTATTGCACCTACTGATGGTCAGGTTCTTAAGTGGGAACAATCTTCTAGTTCTTGGAAAGCAGCTAATGATCTCACTGGTGGAGGTGGAGGTGGTGGTCTAGCACTAACAGATCTTTCTGCTTCAACTGCAACTGCATCTGGTACTGGATCTCTTTCATATAATAATGGTACTGGTGCATTTACTTACACACCACCAGATTTATCAGGTTTCTTAACTTCAGAATCTGATCCAGTATTTACTGCATCACCTGCAGCAGGAGTAACTACTACAGGAATTTCTAATTGGAACACTGCATATTCATGGGGCAACCATGCAGGACAAGGTTACCTAGTTGGATATGGTGCAGTTTCTAACCACACTGATGTTTCTATTACTGGTGCACAAAATGGTCAATTATTACAATACAGTGGTGGTAACTGGACTAACTTTACACCTACCTACCTTACTTCTTATTCAGAAACAGATACATTAGATAGTGTAGTTGGAAGAGGTGCTACTACAGATAAAAACATTACCCTAACTGGAGCTCCATCAGTGCCTGGTAGGTTGGATATACAAAATAATGGAAGTTATGCTATCAGTTTAAATGCTAGTCCTGGTGTTGGAATCAATACTGCTGATGGTATTGGTTTATCCATTGGTAATATTGCCACTAACGTATGGAGAGCAACCATCGATGGTGCTACGGGTGCAATCACTGGTGCATCATTCTCAACATCTGGTAGTTTAACTGCTGGATCTATGACTGTTGGTGGTCTGTCCTATCCAACAGTGAACGGGACAAATGGACATGTTTTGACCAGTGATGGAGCTGGTAACGTGTCATGGCAAGCACAATCAGGTGGTGGCGGTGGTGCAAGTGTAACCATATCTGACACAGCTCCAGCAGCATCTGCTGGTGATCTTTGGTGGGAGAGTGACAGTGGTCGTCTTAAGATTTACTATCAAGACGTTGATACATCACAATGGGTTGATTGTAATCCACCACTAACTCAAGATAGAATTGCATCTTCATCTGCCCCATCTTCTGCTACAGATAATGGAACTCCTGGTGATATCAGATATGATTCTAGCTATGTTTATATCTGTATTTCTCTTAATACTTGGAAGAGAGCAGCATTAACCACATGGTAAATCTAAATACTACGGAAGGAGCATCATAAGAAATGGCAATTAATTTTCCCTCAACAGCAGGGCAGGCAACTGACGGTTCATATACGTATACAGTAGCGGGTATTGTATACTCATGGAACGGGTCGTCTTGGGAAGCAGCAGGTGCAGGTGCTAGTGCAACTGATAGAAGTTTGTTCAGTGTCACTACTAACGCTGCTGGAACACCAGCTCTTACATACACCAGTTCCACTGGTGTATTTGAATACACTCCACCAGAAGCAGAAAACGATACATTTGATGATGTAGTTGCAAGAGGTTCTACTGCCCTAAGAAATGTAAATTTTGGAGATTATACGGGAGCAACTGGAGCACCAAAAATTCAATATGATGATGCTAATCATATGCTTTGGTTTAAACCATCTACTCTTGCTGGTACCTCCGCTGTATTACAATTTGGAAATGGTATTAGTTTTAATAATCTTTCAATAAAATGTGCTTATACTCAAGCAGAATTTATTGTACATAATGCAGATTTACTCTTAAGCACTTATACTGATGGTAAAGGTATTACACTATCAAGTTCTCATAATATCATCCTTGATAACGCTGCTCAACCTGCTATTAAAGTTTTAGATAATGGTCAAGTGATGGGTGCTGCTTTAAGTGTTGAACTGTATTGGGGATCATTAACAACGGGCGGTAAAAAATTAGAAACAACTACCAATGGAATTACTGTAACGGGAGCGTTGACTGCTGGTGGACTTACATACCCAACGAGCAACGGGACTAGTGGGCAGGTCTTGACTAGTGATGGTGCAGGTAGTGTAACTTGGACCGCAGGTGGATTACAATCAAGAGCTACAACAGGAGTAACACAATCTATTGCAAATGGAGCATCTGCTGATGTCTCTATTACGGCACCTTCTGGTTATGCATTATTAGCTATTGAAACATCACATGCTGCATGGGTGACACTTTATAGTGATACAGCAAGTAGAACACTTGATGCTACTAGAGCTATCACTAATGATCCTTTACCAGGATCAGGTGTTCTTGCAGAAGTAATCACAACTGGTGCAGCAACTCAAAAGGTTACACCAGGAATTATTTGTTTTAACTCTGCTGGTGCTGGACAGAATACTACCTATGCCAAGATTGAGAACAGAAGTGGTTCTACTAATAACATTACAGTAACGCTTACATATATCACATTAGAGGCTTGATATGTCGGAAAAAATCTACATCGTCACTCTTCATAAGAGAGAAGACTTAGAAGGTTTCTATTCAGAGATGAAGGAGAATGGTTTCCGTGTAAACCTAAAACGTCCATTGAGTAGAGCAACTCACTATTGGATGACTTCCGAACAAGCAGAAGAATTAAAACAAGATCCTAGAGTCTGGGATGTAGAATTA